TTCCCAACCGAACGGAACTCTCCGCAGTATGGTTGAATAAAGGTAAGCCGGATGGCTCTCGCACTCCGCGAAAGTTCCGACGATACAAAAGCCGCGATTCCATTCGAGCCTGAACATCTTAAATCCTTGCCGGTCTTGCCGGTCTGTTGGATGGGGTTGGTAGAAGGGCAGGCTTTACGCCTTGCCCTGTTTGATAGTGTGAGTTTGTTACTTGACCATATTTGCAATTTCGACCGCAAACAGGCTCAGGATCAACCGTTGTTTTTGTTCGCCAGTGAATTCGCTGATCTTGATGTTACAAACTGCGGTGTATTCGTTTACGCGAGCGGTGATGGTTTCTTTGTTTGCTGCGATGAAGTTTTTGATTTGTGCAGTTGTCATCTTTTCGTTTCTTTGTTTTGCGTTTGCGTTTCCGACTACATGAGTAACTATAGCTAGTGTCGGACGATTGGCAAGGGCAGCAAGAGTATTTTGGCAAGAATCCGGAAACTATTTTTCGATGAGCCGGATTCGGTCGTCTGGGTGAACCCTGCGTTGATCGTCTCGTTCAGGGTCGGTCTGCGTCCAACTCTCACGAAACTGCCGAGACACAACCTCCCTGGGCTTGCCAGAATCAAGCCAGGTGACGCGATAGACACCCGATGGCAATCTTGTGGGATACTTGCCTTGCGTGTCGCATAGGGTCCAAGATGCCACCTCGAATCGAAATGTGGAGGGGTTTTGTCGCCAAACAATGAGCTGGTCGTAAACGTGGCAACCTTGCGTATCGTAGTGGTGGTTAAGTTCTAGGAGGTCGGCTTGCTCGGAGCGGGTGAAGGGTTGCGTTAGGGATGCGAGGATGAGGAAGATCATTGGTATCGATCCGAAAGTTTCCGCAACCACTTCATGCGATCTTCCGGAACTGCTCCGTTTAGATGGATCGCAAACGCATCATCCAGCCCCTCTTGCCAGTCTTTTCGTATCCAACCCCAGTTGTAGCGGTCGTCCAGCCAAGTCGTCTGATTCGGTGGTAACTGCGTTGCAAGCACGAACTGATCTACACACCAATCCTCGGCCATTGACTCATTAGGAACTGTGTACGCTGCTGCGTTGCGTGGTAAAACAAGCACGCCGCCATTTGGCACTTTATCTACAGCGAGGAGGTTTGGAAAGTGTTGGAAGTAATGTCCTTCGCACTTTAACGTCAAGATCGTCGGCAGTTCGTCCTGTGCTGCGTAGTAATGGCGTGGCACTTGCTCAAACAAGTTTGGCATTGCCGGCTTTACAATAACGTCGCAGTCAAAGTACACGGTTTGATCGTAGTGGGTTGTTACGTTCGGAATCTGTATCAACTTGTTTGCCATCGGCCAGGCTGGGAAAGCGTCGTGCGTTAGTTCGATGTAATCCGCATCGCACTTCTCCGCGTAATCCTGAAAGCCTTTGCGGGTGATCTCCAGTTGCGATTTCGTCCAGTCGTCTGGAGCAAGAACGACCACACAACGCGGCTTGGTTGGTGTGATAGATTGATGGTGCCATTCAACCGCGAGAAGATAACTTTGTAGTGGTGGCAGCTTGCCGATTGAGTGCCAGTAAGCAGCCACCCGTTCTACCGTCATTCGTTCGTCGCGTGCTTCGTTGCTGGTGGCTTGTTTGTGTCCTAGCTTTTCGTTGACTGCGTTCTTTAGACGGTACTTCCAAGCAAAATCAACCTCGTCTGTAAAGTCTGGCGTGACAGGATTGTTTACCTTCCAGTCTTTGTAAAAGCCAGTGCAGTTACAGCCAAACTTGGGAATTGTTTTTTCCCATGCTTCTAAATCGGCAAGCGTAAAGACTCCTGAGAACAAAGCGTCCCAGCACTTGCGACCCGCTTCAGCTAAAGTGCCGTCAATCATTGCGCGAGTTGCGTCGATGTTGCTGCGTGCGTCTTTGTCGGACTGGCTCCACTTTTGCCCCGGTCCGGTCCCGTTCTCCCAAGCCTGGAAAAACTCTGGACGTTCTTGGCAAAGCTTTACGTGGTGCTTGGTCTTGCTTACGTTGTGCCGCTTACAATGGCCTGCCAGTAGGCATTCGCACTTGGTGATCGTCATGCTGGCACCACATTAACATGCCATTTAACCTCTGGCGTTGGCACACCGCACAAATCCGGCTCGCAACAGAAAATTTTCCAGCCGCCATCTGGATAACAGCTTGTTGCGGTGATATACGGAATAACTGATTTGTAAACCAAACTAAGCGGTTCGCAGGTTGATAAATCGAAATCAGGCCATTTGATTTCTGTCGTATCGCCAATCGCTAGATTAAGGTCGGTCCAGTAGAACATCGTTTCAACGTCAACGCCAACGTCGCTTGTTAGAATCTCTAGCGTTATTGTTCGCCAGCGCAGGCCTGTATCAGGGTCTTCGTAGTACACGCAACGCGCGATCAATTGCCAAGTGTAACCTTCGCAGACGGTTTGTATTTCAGATCGCCATTCATTGCGCCCAAAATCCCATTGCGACAAATCCACCTCGAAGTCTGTGAGGTAACAAGTCAATCCTGATATTGGATAAGTGACTAGCTGGAAGATAGCCTTAAGATTTTGGGGGAAGCAACTGTATTCTAGGGGTTCGTATTTGTTATCTGGGTAGTAAGCCTTCAGACACAAGCAACCGCAAGCTGGACAGTCAAGGTTGTCGATCGCAGTCGCTTCGTACTCCCAGTTGTCAAAGGCACCTTGTACGAAAAAGAACCCGCCAACGTCCGTACTAGAAACTACAAAGCAGTTGTCGCCAACAGCACTCCCAACGCACGCGTAGATCGGAACAAAACCACCTTCCTTGACTTGCGCCCTCAACGCCCCGCCTGGTTCGTAACATACAAAAACCGATACAGTGTCGTCCGAACTGTAACCACCAGGCCAGTTGTAGTCGGCGGATACCGTCTCGTCTCCTTCAATTGTTACCGTGATCTTGGCGGTTCCAGTGTCCATGTCTGCAAAAGCAAACGTGACTCGATAAAGAGATGTGCCTGGATCGCCTGCGCCCACAACAAACGTGCTGCGTGTTCGACACTCGACTAGATCGAAGTCTGCCCGCCAACTGCCTTTGTCGTAAAGAACTGGGTGGCAAATTGTGGTTGCAAGCTTGCCTGCGCCGCCGTTGTCAATCAGCTTATTCCCACTGATTGCCCAGTTGCCGCTGATTTCGTACCAGGAGCCGGTTGGTGGGTTAGCGTCTGCGCGGTTAAAATCGTCGTCGCCAAGTTCGCAACCTTTGCAGCAACAACCCTGCATGTGCTTGCGTTCGACCACTAGCACTCCTCCCAGAAGATATACCAAGTCATGCCGCTTCGAATTAGCTTAATGTATTTGTTGGTTCCAACTGCCGTGGCTGCGAGGTTGTAGAACTTGACGGTATCAGTTGACGTTGAAATGGTTCTCGTATCGCCGCTGTCAGCCGTGTAAACCTTGGACGCGGTTCCCGTTCCGAGTGTTGTTCCGCTTCGTGCTGTGGCTCCCTCAGTCGTGTAAGCAATCAGCAAAGACGTATCGTCAGATGTTCTGTTTTGTCCGTCGCCAACGAAGTTAGAACCAAGAACCTTCCGAATGATTTCGTCAGCGTCTGGTCGGCTAAAGGCTACTAAGTCTTCGTCTTTTGCCATGTTATGACCTAATAAAATCGAAGCTGATTTGTTTGTAAGTTAGAAACTTGGTTGTAAGCGGGTCTGCCGTATATCCAAGCTTGTCACCGTCCGCCTTTAGTTTGCCGACGATTCGATGGGAGTTTGTTTGGTCCAAGTACGGCTTGATTTTGTTACCGTCTGCAACGTCCTTAAATACGCTGCCTACTTGCAACAATTCAGTTTCCCAAGTGTCTGGATCGTAAGTTACCTTGTAGCTGATTCGCCAAGCTGGGAAGAATCCGAAATAACCAAGCTCTGCACCAGTCACGTTCAGCTTGCAGGTCTTTGCGGCACGACCGCGAAAGCTGCTTAGGTTGACAGTGTCATTACGATCCATAATCGTATTGATGTCTTGCGAAGCATCTTCGAACTGCACAAGCGAGAAAGAACATATCGTGACCGTTCGCGTCAGTGGTTCTGCAAAAGGTTGGCTTGCATAGTTGACAATCTTCTTTGGTGGGGTGTCAAAGTCTTCGTACAGAACTCGTTGCTTGGTTTCAAACGAGTCGATCTTGAAAAGCGGAATCCATGTTACCGGGTCTGGCGAATCTGGATTGTCTGGTGATTGCTTCTGATCTTCTTGGCCCGATTCAAACTCTGCGATAACTTCCCAATGCAAGGCGTGGTTCGCCATGCGTTGTGCCGACTTGCTCATGCACTTTTGGTTCGTTGGTCCGTAAACCAAATTGATGATCGGCAAGCCTGGCGTTAGCAGGAGAATCTCTTCGCGGGTAACGTCTTTGCTGTCGGCAAGTACGATGTACTTGTACTTGCTGGTAAAGATAAGCGTTTGCAGCTTACCAGCTTTAACACTGCCGTTCCCGTCTCGGAGTTCGCTTGATTCTATAATCTGGCTTGCCATTTAACGCGCCCTTCCGATTGGTTGAATCTCTTTGATTGCGTCAAGTTGCTGCTGTGCAATCTGATTGTTTATTTCTGCGAGTTCCGTTTGCTTCAACGCCATCTCCATCTCTTCGTTCTTCTGATCGTTCATGAACTTGTATGCCTCTACACTGCCAGCCGCAAGCGTTGGAGCAATTGCTAGATCGATGCCGTTTTTGTCTGGACCTTCCTTGTCTGTTCTTGCATTCTTATTCGCCTTTTCCAGTGCATCCGCTGTTTGTTTTTCAAAGGTTGCCTCGTCAATAAATCCTTCGTTAAACATGTCTTGCAAACGCTCAAACTCTAAGATGTATTCAGCAAATGGCGATCGTGCTTTTTGCTTTAGCGTCTCGGAATCTTTGATAAGCTTTTGAAACGCCGCGTCCGCTTCCTGTTGTGCTTTCTTTTGCCTGTCGCTTTCCATCTTCGCAGCAGCGGCTTTGTCGTCGGCTATCTTCTTTTCTTTAGCTGCAATTGCTTCTAGTTCCTCACGTTCTTTGGCAGCACGTTTGGCAATAATATCTTTTATTCGTTCTTTTTCTTCAAACGTTGGCATGCGCACATGCTCTTTTTCCATTTGCTTTCTAAGCTCGTCTTCTCCAAGTCGCTCTTGCAAGTCCGCAAACTTTGTTCCTTTGTAACTGCTATCAAGGTTCATAAAAGCATCGCTTCCGATTGCTATAATCCCCTCTAAACCAACTGAAAAGGTTTCCGCAAAGCGTGCTAACGCCCCACCATTGCCGCTTGCGTCGGCCCCTGCGTTCATCAGGTCCATGAGTGCTTTCATCGCCGGTAACAGTTTTGTACCAATTTCTGTAGCCATCATCTCTACATCGCTGCTCATCTTGGCAAACTGACCAGCAGCGGAATTCTTTAGGCGTTCGTTCATCTCATAAAACCGCCCACCTTCGCTCGTTGCCGACTTGAATGCATCTTCGACCATGCTTGCGGAAATAGCTCCATCTTCCATAGCCTTCTTCAGCTCGATCATGCTGCGGCCAGTCGTCCGGCTTATTTCCTGCAACGGGTTGAATCCCGCATTTACCATCTGCAAGACTTCTTGACCCATCAAGCGACCGTTGGCCGTTACCTGTCCAAACGCCAGCGAGAGCGATTGGAAGCGGTCTGCGTTGCCTACGGAAACTTCTGAAAGTGCTTTCAACGCTGGAAGTGTTGATTCAGCAGCAAACCCGTAGCCGATAAGCGTTTGGGCACTTCTTGAAAAGTCTGCGCGAGACAAAGGAGAACTTCGATCTAGTTCGATAAATCCTTCGTAAAGCATCTGTGCTTTAGCTGTCGAGCCGGTCAGAACCTCCAATGCAATCTTGTTGGTTTCTGCTGTCGCCGCCAGTGACAGGCTTTTCTTTACGCCTGCAAACGCCGCTGCCATTCCTGCGTATTGTGCCAACACCGACTTGATATCGCCTGCAATTTGGTTTTGCTGTGGTGGTAACACTGTTGGTTTTGGTACTGCCGCAAGCTTTTTATGCGCGTCTGCAACTTGCAAAACCGACTTTGCAGCCAGTCCGTTTTTTTGAACTGATTGCTCGATAAGACGGTTGTATGTTTCCTGATCGATTATTCCTCGCTTCAAATCGTTGCTGTGCGTGCGCAATGCAGCCGCATGGCGTTCCTCAGCAGTCATGACTTGCTTTCGCAATTCGATGCCTCGCTGAATGTTTTGCATGCGCAATTTGTCTAATGCATCATCGTCTTTTTTTTGCTTATTGAGCTTTTCAGCTTCTTGCCTAGCCTCAATCATGGCATACGTTTCGATACCGTATTTTTTTGCCAAGTGGTCTTGCGCAGCCGCTAGCCTATCCGCAGTTACAGCACCTTTTTGCTGTGCGATGTCCAGCAATTTCATCGCATCAGCGTACTTGTCAATGTTGCTTTCAGAAGCCTTGATAACCGTGCCTAGCTTGCGTAGCTCACCAGCCGACAAATCTACGCCTTTGGTTAGCGCAGAAGCATCGAATCCAAGAGCTACGTTTGCTAGGTTAATCGATCCGGCCATGCTGTTTCACTACTTCTGTAAGTCCAAAGATCGATGCAACTTGGGGAATCGCTTCTGACGGTTTTGGTTTCTTTGGCTGGGTTTCTGGTTCGTACCGCGATGGCATGTAACCTTCAATCTGGATCGG